CAAATTTTCTAAAAATCAAATACCACATCGCAGACCAAAATACACAGAATCAAAAGGAAGAAAAACTCTTTATAGAGTTAGGAAGTGTGGTGGTATTAATGGAGAACTCAGAGATCTTCTTGACAAGATGTATCCACATCTCTCAAAGAGAAGGCAAAAGCAAATTGACGACAAACTAGACAAGGCAAACGCTCTTTTTTTATGATCTCCTGACAAAACTGCGCACAAATACTCATCGTCTTATAAAATAACATGGTGTCGCAATAACCGAACATGTTTCTTTTAATCAAGACGATCATGATCTTTACTCCGATCATCTACTTACTCAACTGGAGTCTTCATAATGCGTGGAATTTACACTAAATACACCAGGATGATTACACTTGAAGATGTTTAAAACTCTTTTGATTTCCACTCTGGTCTATTCCACAATTATCGGGTTTTGGATTTACTGGGGACTAAATAATGCATACCCAGGATAAATCAATTTGAAATGCAAATCTCAAATGGTCTAAGAAACAAGATCACCAACAGAAACTTTCTGTCAAATGTTGGTTATCAACTGATTATGAATAGATGTCCCAAAGTAGCATTTTTTGGGAATGGAGTATCTGTTCCATCAATTACACTTGGTCCAGCAGTACAACCAACCGGTCTGAAGGATATTGACGTTCCTGGTGATAAAATACAATTCGACGATCTCCGTGTAAGATTTCTAGTTGATGAGAATCTAGAGAATTATATGGAGATTCACCATTGGATGCGTGGTATTGGATATCCAGACAGTCTTCAGGAAACGTATGACTGGCAGAGGACCAATCCAAATATGATTCAACCATTTCCATCGGTTTTGAACTATACTAGTGATGGAACAATAAATATACTAACTAGTGCCAACAATCCCGCATTCAAAATTGTATTTCGGGATCTTTGGCCATCATACCTGAGTGAGTTGGATTTCACTTCAACAGATCCAGATCTTGAATATATTACCGCAGAGGTTGTATTCAAGTACACGATCTATGATTTTAAAACCCTAGATAATGAGATCTTGTATTATGCAAAGCCCGAACCTGAATCTTGAAACGATTCAGCAAATGTGGGAGAAAGATGCCCAAATTGATATTGACAATTTGCACACAGAATCCTTAAATATTCCTGTTTTACACGCCAAGTATTTTGACTTGTATAACAACATTATTCTTCTGCGAAAAAGAGCAGAACAGCAGAAGAAAAATATACGCCACGAACGCTATGAATACTATAGTGGAAAGGCAGACCCAGAGGTTTATATTGAGGATCCGTTCCCCAAGAAGATTCGGGACAAGGATACGATGGAAAAATATCTATCTGCAGATGACAAACTTTCCAATATCACCCTGAAAGTGGATTATTATGACGTGATGCTTGTTTATCTGGAGAGTATTCTCAAACAGATCTCCAATAGAACATATCACATCAAGAACGCTATAGACTTTCAAAGATTTGCTGCAGGGTTAGGATAATGGAAGATGACCATTCATATTCATTAGAATTAACGATTGAAGATATTCATTTACTATATGATTGTGTTTGTAGACGCATAGAGAGTTGGGAAGGATATCCATCAAGACACCCATTTGAGCAGCAACACCTAAGTGACCTGAAGAATAAGTTGTATAGACCAATTTTAGATTTTAAGTTTAATTCTAGCGAATAAATACATGTAGCGACGTGGGTAGATGGCAACGTCTACCTTGTGAATTAGTATGACAGAATTATCAATCACAAAATCTAATGAGGTTTTTCTCAAGGTAAAGACTGAACCTCATGTTGAATATGAATTACGTGATCATTTCACATTTCAGGTTGAGGGTGCTAAGTTCATGCCTCAATACCGAAGACGAAACTGGAATGGAGACATACATCTATTTGATATGAGAAATAAGCAGATCTATGTGGGTCTGTTAGATAAACTTGTTGAATTCTGTCATCAATCTGGATACAAATACAAGTTTGAAGATAATAAGTTCTACGGCAGTCCCTTTGAGTCAAATGATGACATTACAAGGGAGGGTGTTAAGGGATATATGCAGACAATATGCTCCCATACTCCTAGAGAGTATCAAGTAGATGGAGTATTCGATGCTCTAAAATATAACAGAAAGTTATTGATATCTCCAACTGCTTCAGGCAAATCTCTGATGATCTATTCATTAGTGAGATATTATGTAGAGAAGAATCAAAAAATACTCTTAGTTGTTCCAACGACATCCCTTGTAGAACAGATGTATAAGGACTTCGAAGATTATGGGTGGAATGCTGATTCATACTGTCACCGAATATATTCAGGTAGAGAAAAGACAAATGAGTTTCCTGTAACGATTACCACGTGGCAGTCAATTTACAAACTGGAACGTTCATTCTTTGAAGATTATAATGTAGTTATTGGAGATGAAGCACACCTGTTTAAGAGTAAGTCATTAATCGAAATAATGACCAAACTTCATCATGCCAAGTATAGATTTGGATTTACTGGCACACTTGATGGCACACAGACTCACAAGTGGGTTCTGGAGGGTCTCTTTGGTCCATCATACAAAGTAACTCGAACATCCGAGTTAATGGAGCAGGGACACCTCTCTCAGTTGGATATTAAGTGTATTGTGCTTAAGCATTCACCTAAGAGATTTGAAACCTATGAAGATGAGATTCAGTATCTTATCTCTCATGAGCGAAGAAATAAGTTCATATGCAATCTTGCTTTGGACCTGAGTGGAAATACTCTGATTCTTTATAGTCGTGTGGAAGCACATGGACAGGTTCTTTACGATCTTATAAATAGCAATATATCAAATACCCCGAATAGGAAACTATTCTTTATCCATGGGGGAGTAGATGCTGAAGAAAGAGAATTAGTTAGAGAAATCACCGAGAGAGAATCTAACGCGATTATAGTGGCATCTTACGGCACATTCAGTACCGGTATTAATATCAAGAACCTTCATAATGTAATATTTGCATCGCCATCAAAGTCTAGAATTCGAAATCTACAGAGTGTTGGTAGAGTTCTTCGAAAATCCAAGACCAAATCAAAGGCGATGCTTTATGATATTTCGGATGATTGTACCTACAAGTCAAAACGAAATTTTACTTTGAATCACTTGATTGAACGAATCAAGATTTATAATGAAGAGAAATTTAATTACGACATCATTACTGTAAATCTTAAGAATTAATCTATGGTAAAATAAGTTAAGGAGAAACCCCACACATGACATTAGAAGAAGACTTCTTTGCGTCTATTAAGTTTAAAACTGGTGAAGAAATATTTTGTAAAGCAGCTGTATTGGAAGAAGATCAGAATAGAACACTTATTCTAATTAACTGTCCAATCGTAATTACTGAATTCAAAGGTAGATCATCTAGTGGATATAAAATTGAACCTTGGATGAAGACCACTACTAATGATATGTTTGTTATTGATAAAAATGATATTTTGACCATGTGTGAGACAACAGATCAAGAAATGATCTCTATGTATTATCAATTTACAAAACATCTGGCATTAAACTCTAGTAAAAATCCTAATCAAATTTCTCTTACTAAAGAGCAGGGATACGTTTCTAGCGTAAGTGAGGCAAAAGAATTCCTAGAAAAACTCTTAGATCTTTAATCTCTTTAAAGCTAGCTACTTCCCATCTTCAACCGTGACAAAGGTAGTCTAACGCTGATTCAGATCCTTGTCAAGCCTTGACCGAAATATGTGGGATCATGTATAATTGATACATAGATTATGTTTTTCACGTATGTTAACGACAGCGGTAATGGTAAGAAGAAAAAGAACAGAGCACTATGTAAATAATAAAGACTTTCTGGAAGCCTTAATTAATTACAGGGAAAGGTGCAGAGCAGTAGCTCTTCAAGAAAATCCGGATATGACGGATGAGCAACTCAGAACTTGGAAAAGTCCCAACAAACCACAGATCACAAATTATCTGGGTGAGTGTTTCCTTAAGATCGCAACACACTTGTCATTCAAACCAAACTTTGTGAACTATATGTTCAAGGATGACATGATCTCTGATGGAATTGAAAATTGTATTCAATACATTCACAACTTCGATCCCAATAAGTCACAGAATCCTTTCGCATACTTTACTCAAATCATTCACTACGCATTCTTACGCAGAATTCAAAAGGAAAAGCGTCAGTTGGAAATCAAGAACAAAATCCTTGAGAGAACTGGATTTGATGAGGTGTTCGTTGATGACGGATTGGTTGACGGAATGAACTACAGCGACTATAATAGCATTAAGGATTCCATCCACCAGAAAGCACGATTTTGATTTATGAAGCCTACGGTTATTGTTGAACCAATCTCATACATGAGTACAAGTGGATGTAAGTTTTATACTTCATTCAAAAGTAATGAGACCTTCATCTGTGAAGTCTCTGATGACAATCCATTTGAAATGTTCTCTCATGAAAATCAAACAGATCAATTAATCCCTATTGAGGGAACACTCTATCTGTTTTACATTCATGAACAGGACGTAAAATACGTTACTCTATGTGCGGATTCTCCCGTGTGCGTAGTCATTCCGCCGACTGTTATTCATGGTGCTATTAATGTGTCTGGTAAACCCGCTGCTGTTGTTAATGCATTAGTGCGGCACCATGACCCAGCTCCGAACGATTATGTGCCAATTACACGTCTAGAACCCGGATTGGAAGAAAAATACCTTAGACTTTATGAGCGTTTAAAAAACAAGCATAGTGTTTGATAATGTCCGATCAATATTCTGCCAGATTGAAACAAGGTATTCCTGTCGAAATTACTGAACAACAACTTCGTGAAATACAAAAAATATATGAAGAAGCGCAGCACTTGACTCATACTATTGGAGTGCAGTATGATGTAGATCATATTGTTCCTTTATTTGAAGGTGGACTACATCATCCAGACAATCTCCAAATCATCACTCACGAAGAGCATCTTATGAAAACTTCGCAAGAAAATAGTAGGAGGCAACAAAAGTGAAAGTTGGTTTAATTAGTGATACACATTATGGGTGTAGAAAGAATTCTAAAATCTTTCATGACTATTTTAAGAAGTTTTATGATGATGTCTTTTTCCCAACCCTAGATGAGGAGGGAATTAAAACCATCGTTCATATGGGCGATGCATTTGATAGTAGAAAAGGAGTTGACTTTTCCGCACTTTATTGGGCAAAGACCAATATTTTTGATCCAATTAAAGAACGTGGAATTCAAATGCACCTGATCGCAGGTAATCATGATGTCTACTATAAAAATACGAACAGTATTAATTCCGTAGACCTTCTCCTGAGAGAATATGATAATATAACTGTCTATTCTTCTCCTCAAGAAATAACTCTTGGAAAACTGAAAGTTTTGTTGTTGCCGTGGATTAATCAAGAAAATGAAGAAATTTCTCTCAAACTTATTGAAAATACAACTAGCAGAGTTGCGATGGGGCACCTTGAGCTCAGAGGATTTGCTGCTAGTAGAGGGCACCTCATGGAAGAGGGTATGGGCAGCGAACTATTTGCGAAGTTCAGCAAAGTCTACTCGGGACACTATCACACTCGATCGGCCCTAGATCCTATTTTCTATCTGGGAAATCCTTATGAAATGTTCTGGAATGATGTAAAAGATAGTCGTGGATTCCACATCTTTGATACAGAAACTATCGAACATACTCCAGTAAACAATCCTTACCGAATGTTCTATAACATTTACTATGAGGATACTCCACACCAAACATTTGATGTTCGTGAGTATGAGAATAAGATTGTTAAGGTAATTGTTCGCAAGAAGACAGATCCCAAGAACTTTGAAAAATTCATCGATAAGATCTTTAGAGCAAATGTTCACGAACTGAAGATCGTTGAAAACTTCCAAGCACAGGATGTTGAAGAGTTTGAAGCAGTTGAATCTGAAGACACACTTTCCATCTTGAATAGATATATTACCGAGTCAGAGACTCAATTAGATAAAGCGGAAATCGCAAAGTTGATTCGGGACATCTATCAAGAAGCTTGCGAAATGGTCTAATGTATATTCTTACCGTATATGGTCATGAAAAAGAGGGCATTTATGCCGTCGAAACCGAAATGGGTGATATGATCCTCTATGTTTTTACTGAAGAGGATGATGCGGTTAGATATGCTATGCTTTTAGAGCACGATGGATATCCAGAGATGCATGTTATTGAATTGGAGGATGATATTATTCTTCAAACCTGCGAATCCAATTCTTACAAATATGCTCTCATTACTCAGGATGATATAGTCTTTCCACCTAAAGATTGTCCCCTAGAAGAATAAATTGAATTTCGTCCATGATTATCTTTGAAAAAATCCGGTGGCGCAACTTTTTAAGTACCGGTAATCACTTTACAGAAATTGCTCTTGACACAAATTCAACGACACTCATCGTTGGAAATAATGGTGCTGGAAAATCTACGGTGCTGGACGCACTTACATTTTCTCTGTTTGGAAAACCATTTAGGCGAATCAATAAACCTCAACTGGCAAACTCCGTGAATGAGAGGGATTGTTTGGTTGAGGTTGAGTTTTCTATCTCAAACGTTGAGTGGAAAGTTCGCCGTGGAATCAAACCAAATATCTTTGAGATCTATAGAAATGGATCCTTGTTAGATCAAAATTCTGCATCTCTGGATCAGCAGAGGTGGTTTGAGCAGACTGTTCTTAAGATGAACTATAAGTCATTCACTCAAATAGTCATTCTTGGATCTGGAAACTTTACACCATTTATGCAACTTTCTGCAGCAAATCGTCGTGAAGTTATTGAGGATCTTTTGGATATTAAGATCTTCTCCTCTATGAATTCTTTGGTTAAGGATAAGATTCGTGAAAAGCGTGAAGATGTAAAAGTTCTTGAAATTAAGAAGGATTCCCTAACAGATCGCGTCAACATGCAGCGTGATTTTATTGATGAAGTTGAAAAGCGCGGAAATGCCAATATAAATGCCCACAAGGAAAAGATTGCAAATCTATCCATGGAAATTGGCATTTGTACTGATGAGAATGAAACTACCGCGAAAAGAATAGAAGATCTTACGGAAGAACTTGAAGATGTTAAGGGATCTAAAGATAAGTTAAAAAAACTTGGATCACTTAAGGGTAAAATATCCCAAAAGGTAGTGACTGTTGCTGAAGAGCATAAGTTTTTCAACGAAAATACGGTTTGCCCCACATGTAAGCAGGATATAGAAGAATCATTTAGATTAAATAGAATTGAGGACACTCAAAATAAAGCGAAAGAGTTGCAAACTGGGTTCTTAGAACTCGAACGTGCAATTAAGGACGAAGAGGAACGAGAGTGTAAATTCATTAACGTTTCGACAGAGGTTACTAAACTAACACATGGCATTTCTCAAAACAATATTCAGATTTCTGGATTGCAACGACAAGTCAGAGATTTGGAATCGGAAATTCAGAGAATTACCGATCAACTTGCGAACAGAAATACTGAGCATGAGAAATTAGAAAATTATGAGAGTAGTTTGTCCGACATATATGACACATTAAGTAGTAGAAAACAAGAAATAAACAATCACGAGTTTGTTTTTAATCTTCTAAAGGACAGCGGAGTTAAATCCAAAATCATCAAGAAATACTTACCGCTTATCAATCAGCAAGTAAACCGTTATCTTCAGATGATGGATTTTTATATCAATTTTACTCTTGATGATGAGTTTAATGAAACTGTCCAATCTCCAATTCATGAAGATTTTTCATATGCCTCATTTAGTGAGGGTGAGAAAATGAGAATTGACCTGGCACTTCTTTTCACCTGGAGAGAGGTTGCTAAGTTTAAGAATTCTGTCAATACAAATCTTTTAATCATGGATGAAGTGTTTGATAGTTCTCTTGATGGATTTGGGACAGAAGAGTTTCTAAGAATCATTAGGTTTGTAGTCAAAGACGCAAATATCTTTGTAATCTCCCATAAGAGTGGTCTTGAGGAAAAATTCAATAAACTGATTCGTTTTGAAAAGGTGAAGGGGTTTAGTGTGATGGTTGCCTAAGTGGCACAGTCATTCCTTCACCACCCACTCCGGGGAGTACAATACTCTTATACGGAATACCACCATGGCTAAGAATACGCCAAACTGGCAACATCACTCCAAGAAGGAACAGAAGAGAAAACTTAAACCTCAAGCACTAAGACAAGCGAAGGCCAGACTTAAGGCATTCAAGAAAAAGCACTCCTCAAATCGGGAGTGTTTTTTTTATAAATACTCAAATAAAGAGTAATTATCGTAACATGGATTCGCAAGAACTTCGTAGCTTAATGGAAGCATATGTCCAAGTACATGGTGAAAACCTTCAAGAAGGTGGTGCCAGTAAAAAGGCAGAAACTGAGTTTCACCAGGATCTAGATAATCTGGTTCACAAGACTTTTGGTGCGAGTCCAGAAGAGAAAAAGAAGGAAAAGGTAAAGAAAGAAGAAGTTGACATCTTTGATGTTGTTCTTGAGTTTCTCTGTGTAGAAGGATATGCAGAAACTCTGGAAGAAGCAGAGTGGATGATGGCAAATGTTCTTGATGAAGAGGCGATTGCTATTATTCTTGATGAAGCAAATCACCCAATTTATAGCAGAGGTGGTGAGCAAAGAAGAACTCAAACTGCTCTTCAAGTTCTTGGAAGACATGCAACCGCAAGAGATAAAAAAACAAAGCATAACATTCCAAAGGGCGGAACTACTATTAGTGATAGAGACCCAGAAGGAAAAAGATTGTTTACTGGGGATCAAGATAGAGGAAAGGGTAGTAAAGCAGCAAGAAGAGCAGCAGCACTTAATAAAGAAGACTTTGAGTTTTGGGTAGATGCTCTGGTAGAAGAAGGTTATGACCTTTCTGATTATTCTATGGAAGAAATGTTTGAGATCTATCTCGATGAAGCAGAAGGTTCTTACGGTCAAACTCCTAAAGCAAGAGCTGCCATGGGAAGACTTGCTATTGCAAGACGTGAAAAACCTGCAAGTGAGTATTCGCAGAAAGGTGAAAAGACAAAGAAAGTTAGAGCAATTGAAAAGCATACTCGTAGAATTGATAATGGTCCCGACGCAGGAGATCGTGGTAAGAAATCTACTAAACCAAGATGGTCTGGTTATGCAGGTAAATCTGGTAGAGGAAAACTAGACCAAGATAGTAGAGATTATGCAAGAGATAGTGCCGTTGAGTATACTTCTGGTGGACACAAACCTGGTTCTGGCACAGTAACCAAGAACCCCAAGAAACTTCGTAAGCAAAGAGCTATGGGTGAAATTGCCAAGGAGGAATATGGAAATTTTGAAGATTGGTACATGATTAATGTTCTTGGTGAAGAAATGACCCCAGAACAGAGAAAGGCCCGCGCAGCACGTCTTGATTATAAGGATGAAGTGAGAGCAGCAAGAAGGGCATGGATTAAGAAGGCAAATAAGGGTCGTCCTGAATATGAGGGCGTAAAAGAGGCATATCAGGATCCAAAGTTCTCCAGAAAGGATTACCTTGCTAAACTGCAAAAGCGTGGTGGCATGGGTATGGGAACCAAGGAAGATCCCCATGGATACAGAGATCCTAAGATGGCAAAGGTTGGAGCAGAATTCTCAAAGAGAGTAACTGCAGCACATAAGTCCAGAAAGAGTGGCGAACCCGATGCTTACAGAGCAGAGAAAGAGGGACAGTCCAAAAAGAAGTGATCCCTGACAGTTGAAAAAGTGTCCACCAACCCCCTCCACCAGGGGGTTTTTTTGTATGATGAGTATGTACCGGAAGAGAGAAGCATGTCGATTGTAAACCACCAAATCAAATCGCAACTGGCAAAGTTGCTTGCGACTGAGGATCTTGTGGTTGAGCATCGCAAGGTGGAGACTGCGCAGTTTAACGTCCACACTCGTGTGCTGACTCTTCCGCTGTGGGAGAAGGCATCCAACGACATTTACGACCTTCTGGTTGCTCATGAAGTTGGTCACGCTCTCTACACTCCTGATGAGGATTGGCGTGAGAAAGTGAATGTTCCTGGTCAGTTTGTGAACATCGTAGAAGATGTTCGTATTGAGAAACTGATCAAGCGTCGTTATGCTGGACTTCCTAAGACTTTCTTCCGTGGTTATAAAGAACTGAATGAGGATGATTTCTTCTGTGTTGGTGATGATGATGTGAATACATTTAACCTGGCAGATCGTGTGAATCTCTTCTACAAGGTTGGCAACTTTGTTGATCTTCAGTTCACACCGGATGAGCAGGAGATTGTTGATCTGATTGGTGCTGCAGAAACCTTTGATGATGCTCTGAAGGCAGCAGAGGTTCTTTACAACTTCTGCAAGAATGATAGTGAAGAGTCTATCTCTGCCACTCCTTCTCAAGATCAATCTCAAGGTTCTTCCATGCAGAATGGTGATTCTGTCCAACAGGAGTCTCCGAATCCTGAGATGGAAGATGGTGATGCTGATGGTGAGAATCGTGAGGATAATAGTGGACAGGATGACTCCCAACCTAATGCGACTGGAAATGATCCTGGTGAGGGTAATGATGATCTTGAGACCCGAACTGATAAAGCGTTGGATGAAAAACTCCGCGATCTTACTAGTTCAAATGGTGCTGAAATTGTCTATCTTGAATCACCCAAACTCAAGACTAACACTATCGTAGTTCCTAATCAGGAATTCCATGATCTTCTGAACAAAGATTTCAACATCACCGAGTATGATCGGGAAAATTGGAATCGTACCTATCAGGAATTCAAGAAAGAAGCACAACGTGAAGTGAACTACCTTGTTAAGGAGTTTGAGTGCCGCAAGA